CTAGCTGTGCCTTATGGTCAGCTTGCAGACATCGGAGGGGCTTATCAGGAGCGTTTCGTTGCAGGAGCTATTGACTCAGTAGAAGATGTCAAGTTGTTCTACGGACACGAAGAGCCAATTGGCAAGGTTGTCGAGGGAAGAGACACTGAAGCAGGTTTTGAGATTCTTGCTCGCGTTTCTGACACCCCTAGAGGCAACGAAGTTCTAACGCTGATGCGTGATGGTGTGCTAAACAAATTTTCGGTGGGCTTCATCCCGGTAACTTCGGAGAGAGATGGCTCAACGATTACGAGAACAAAGGTTTCCTTGAAAGAGGTTTCAGTTGTTCCGTTTCCAGCCTTTACAGGCGCAAACATAACCGAGGTAAGAGAAGAGCAGCAAGAGGCTGTTATCGAATCCCCTCAAATCGAACAAGAAAGAAGTTCCATGTCTGAAAACATTGAGCTAGAGGTTCGCACTGTTCAGGATGAGGTCGCTGAGTTGCGCCGAGTCGTTGAAGCAGGTCTAACCCCTAACACCCCAGCAGTAATCGGCGCTGAGATCCGTTCACAGGCTGAGTTCGCAAAGAAGCTACTCAAGGGAGATGCTGAGGCTATTGAGCTTGCTCGCACCGCTTCTGACTCTGGCGATGCAGCTTTGCTTCCAGCTTTCGTTGGTTACATTGACACCCTGATCAACTTCAACCGCCCGACTGTTTCGGCGTTCTCTCGCACTCCACTGCCAGCAACTGGTCTGACTGTTGAGTATGCAAAGATTGACGGAAACACCTTGGCTGTCGGACAGCAAGACCCAGAGAACGAGGCTCTAAGCTTCGGTAACCTAACCTTCGAGACTGTCACTGAGCCAGTCAAGACCTATGGCGGTTACACCAGCTTCTCTCGCCAGTATGTTGAGCGCGCAAGCATCAACACTCTAAACGAGGTATTCCGCGGTCTATCACTTGCCTACGCAAACACCACCAACGCAGCACTTGTTAGCTACCTAGATGGTCTAACTTGGACTGGCAAGGTATTCGACGCAGATGGCGGCACTCCAAGCTCATTGGCTGAGGGTATTGCTAACGCTTCTGCTTACATCTATGTAAACAGCGGTCTACGCCCTGAGTTCATCCTCACCGGCACTGATGGCTATGTGAAGCTAGTGCGCACTGCTGCTACCGATGGCAGACTTGCTATGTCGGCTAATGGCGATGGCATGAACACTGTCGGCTCAAGCAACATCCCGGGACTATCTGGCTCAATCTTCGGACTTCCGATCATTGTAGACCCAGCAATTGGCACTGGCGTTGTTTACTTGGCTAACTCTGCTGCAGTTGCAACTCACGAGTCTGCAGGTGCTCCAGTTCGCCTTACTGATGGGGATATCACAACGCTAACGGACTCCGTAAGTGTATATGGTTACATGGCAATCACCGCTCCACGCTTGGGCGCAATTGTCAAGCTAGACGTAACCGCTTAGTAGGTATTTGATGGCTGGGACTGTTTTGCTCGCTGAGTTCAAGGAATACATTGGAACTGATGATTCAAGCGATTTCATTGAGCAGTCTCTAGATGCAGGGCACGCCTTGGTAGACAACTACCAGGGTGATGCCACTGTGCCGGCAGACTTACACAAGATTTGCATTTTCTTGTGTGCTTCAGAGATCTATCACAGGCGCTCAGCACCTAACGGAATTGCTCAGTTTGCAAGCATGGATGGCAGCCCCGTTCGGGTTGCAAAAGACCCTATGGGTGCTGTCTATCCACTGCTACTGCCTTATGTGGGTTACGGGATCTAATGACTAATGAAATCACACTAAGCAAGAGCGAGCTAAAGCTCGAACTTGTAGCTGAGGGCTTGAATGTTTTGGATTATGTGCCAGAGCGTATTGTTCCCCCAATTGTGATTATCAATTCAGCATCCCCTTACCTAACCCCTAGCAGCATTGGCAAGGAATACATCATGAGCCTAGAGCTTGTGTGTATTGCAGCTACAGCTACTAACAAGCAATCAACTGAGAAGCTCGACGAACTAATTGAAAGCGTATTGCTGGCACTGCCTAGATACGCTCGCATGACGAGAGTCAATGAGCCTTATCAGATGCAAACTAACAATGCCGAATACCTATCGGTAAACATCAGCATCGAAATCGAAATAACAATTTAGAAAGGAACTGCTAATGGCAGCTTCATCACGCATCAAGGCTCAGGACATTCTGTTCAAGATTGGTTCAACTGAGTATGCTTGCGATGCAACAATGGTTGATCTAGTCCTAGAGGATGCTCCAGGCGATGTTCAGACCTTCTGTGAGCAGCGAGTAGGCGGACAGTGGGCTTTGACCCTTGAGGGAATCACTTCAGGCGAGGCAACTTCTCTCTACCGCGTTCTATGGGCTAACTTCGGAAGCACTGGAACATTCACCATCGCACCGCAGGGCAACACCACTGCAACCAGCTCAGCGCCTCACTACACCGGCACTGTAAAGTTCAACCAGCTCCCACCTCTATCCCTAGTCACTAACGAAACTGTAAAGTTCTCAGTAACCCTAGAGGTAGACAACGCAGAGCACGACCCTGAGAACGACGTTTACTATGGCGTTGAGGTTGTAACCGCTTAATTATGAGCATGACTAATGGCGTAAAAGTCACGGGTCTAAATCAAGCTATCCGCTCGGTTCGCGAGCTTGGTGTCCCTGATCAAGAAATCAAGGATGCAGGTTCGCGAGCTGGCGAGATAGTAGCAAATGAAGCCAGACAACTCACCCCGGTAAGAACTGGCAAGCTAAGAGACAGCATTAGAGTTAGCAAGACTCTTCGCAAAGTCACAATTAGCGCAGGTAACAACAGAAGTTCCAAATCAGGCGTTCCATACGCTAACCCTATTCACTGGGGTTGGTTCAAGCGAAACATCAAGCCACAGCCATTCTTCGTAAAAGCGCTGGGCATAACTCGCGAAGAGGTCTATCGCCAATACTTCGACAACATCGCTAAGCTTGTAGCCAAACAGAACTCCAAGGGAGCAAGCACAGATGATTAGTTTTGATGAGCTTACATTAGGCGAGATTGAAGAGATTGAGATGCTTACAGGCAGCTCACTAGAAAGCGTTTATGCCGATGGGAAACCAAAGGGCAGAGCGTTCAGGGTTATCTACTGGATCATGAAGCGCCGGGAGGACCCGAAGTTGAAGTTTGAGGACACCGACAAGGTAACGATGCAGGAAGCTGCTAACTATCTTGCTGGGGATGACTCAAAAAAAGAATAAAAGAGGAAGCAGCCGAAAGACTTGCAGCCTTCTGTTTAGCGACAGGAGTCTCCCCAAGTGAATTCAGATCGCTAACCCTCTACGAATACAAGGCTTTCATAAAGGCACTGGAGGAGCGTAACGCATGAGCTTAGTTCTCAATGTGGAAATTCTTGGCGAGTTCAAGAAGCTAACTCAGGCTACCAAGGGCAGCGAGAAGTCCCTAAAGGGATTGCAGGATGTAAGCTCCAAAGTCTCCAGAGCGATGAATACAGCCCTCGGAGCTATCGGTGTAGGTCTTTCCATCGGAGTCATTACACAACAGCTCAAAGAGGCTTCTAAGGCTGCTATTGAGGATGCTCAGTCCCAGGCACTGCTCGCTAACCAGCTCAAGAACACAACTAACGCAACCAAAGCTCAGATTGCAACAGTCGAAGAGAACATTAGCAAGATGCAGATGTCTGCAGGTGTTGCAGATGATGTTTTGCGCCCAGCGTTCGCACAGCTAACCAGAGCTACCGGTGACACAGCCAAAGCCACAGAGCTAATGCAGCTCGCCCTGGACATCAGTGCAGGTTCTGGAAAGTCCCTAGAGTCTGTGAGCATGGCGCTTACCAAGGCTTACAACGGACAGTTTGGAGCACTCACAAAGCTGGGTGTCCCAATGGCAGACCAGATTCTAAACGCCAGCGAGTCGGTAAGAATTCAGAAGCAGCTAAACAACGCTCTTGCTGATCAGGAGCTTGCACTTACCAAGTATGGCAAAGACTCTGAAGAATACGCTAAGGCAACTGCTAAGGTCACAGGGCTTCAGGAGAAGCTAACGCTAGCAACCAAAGACGGAACAGATTGGCAGTCACAGCTTGCCGATGCTTTCAAGGGCAGCGCTGCAGAAGCAGCAAACCTGGACCCCTATAACAAGATGCAAATCATCTTCGGGGAGATGCAGGAGAAAGTTGGAGCTGCTCTGCTCCCGGTATTGTCACGCTTTAGCACTTGGTTAGCTTCGCCAGGTGGAACTAAGGCGCTAGAGAGCATCATCGTTGTGCTAGTAGATCTCATTGAACAGGGCATCAAGGTTGTTGAGTGGGTTGTTCAGTATAAGGATGCGCTAATCCCACTAACTGCAGGACTCGGAGCACTATCCCTAGCAGTCAAGGTTGTGACAACTGCTTTCGGTGTCTACACCACAGTCACAGCAGGAATTGCAGCCAGAAACGCAGCGATCACAGCGAGCAACGCAGCACTAGCCGCGAGTAACACAGCAGTAGCTTCAACAGCAACAGCAGCAACAACAGCGATGAGACTATTCGCAGCAGCTGCAGCAGTAGGTGGAGTTCTAGCACTCAGCGGAAGCGCGCCTCAACCTGGAACAGTCCCCAGCACAATGCCTCGCCCAGCAGACTTGCCAAACACCCCAGTAGTCCCTCCACAGGCTGCAACCGGTATTCCTGGGTTCGGTGGACCAGTTATCCCAGCATCTCCAACG